CCTGGGTTATACGAGTCCATTTTTTCACAAGTGTACGGGCCTTTAATCTCACTCGCTTTTTTCTCTGTTGCTTCGTGGCTATAATCAGGATGCCCATCACTAACTGCATGTATTGCAGTATCCTTGTCTACACAGAACGCCGCAATACTCAACACCGCCCGCCATCTAGGCTCGTCCATACTTTCTTGGTTCTCAACTAAATCTTTAATCTGATTACAACCTTGACCATTAATGGTCTTAATCATAATTGTCTTAAATCTACTTTGTTGATTACTTTTTGCAAGCTTAGCCGACTCATTAAAAGATTGCTTAATATGGCTAGGAGCAATCAATATACCTAAAGTTTTAACAATATCTTTGTACGCTAATTTTTTAGACTTAGCTAATATTGATGTAGGTAACGGAGGGTCTTGTTTAAAGTTAAGGGTTTCGGGGACTCTTAAAACCGATGCACTTTCAGCAGTCCTTGAAGGGTCAGCTTTAAACTGATGGTCTTCGCATAAACGCTTTATGTGCTTAGCAACCGGTATCCATTGTTCACGGCTTATAACCTCATTTAATTCCCAGTAAGCATGAATACCTCTACCCGAGTCTACTACCGTAGGTAGGTTTAGTTTAATCTTTAAACAAAACGCTGCTAAAGCCTCTAAACCTATTGCTTGAGTTGCGTATGGCTTACCTACACCGCAATCAATATCCAACCAAAAGCTTTTAAAATACGCACTATTTTTTTGTGTACGTCCTTCGTCTTCGTCTACGTATTTAGCGCAACCAAAATACACACTAAAGTTTTTAGATAATAAGTCATCAACTTGAACGGTTACTTCTTGTAGTGTTTTGTAAAATGCTTGGATTGGGGTCTTGCTTTTGTCATCTTTTAACCCAAGTATGCAGTAGTATCCTATTCCTTCAGGGGGCAATACTCTATTCAATAAATCTATTGTTGCCATATATTGCCCGTTGTTAAATACTAAATTTAGCTTTATTTAGTAGCTTGGTTATTTTTTCGGCTCTCTTCTTGTGCGGTACTGATTTACCAACAAACCAATAGTACAAAGTCATTTTTGAAACACCTAACTTTTCTGCCATGTCAAAGACTGATATATTCTTGGCAATACAGTACCTACCCAACTGCACCCCTACTAATTCGGGGTTTGCAGCTAGGTTAGCTTTTACAAGTTGATAGCTATATCCTCTTAGACTCATTCGTCTTCATCAGAGTGCGCCCACGCACCTAGAATGTTGGCAATGTCTTTCTTAGGAGCAGGCTCAGCTTTCTTTTCTTGCTTCTTCTTTGGCTCGGCTATACCGTCATCTCCGACTTCAGCTTCAGCTTTAACTTTAGGTTCAGCTTTAGGGGCCGGTAAAGCCTTGGCTGTAACACCATCAGTTTGCGCAACCGTCATAGTCACAGCTTTTTTAGCAGGCTCTGATTCTTGTTGGCGCTTAGCAATAATAGACTCATCTTCTTCAAGGAATCTTGTTGGACGGAAGAATAACTTACCAACAGTTGCATCTTCATCAAAACTCATCTCAGTAACTAAGTTGCTTAAACTAAACCCTTGAGAACCTACGTAGTTTGCATACTGATCAAACGGCATGTGGTCTAAATCGCCTGGGTCTTTCTTGCTATAAGAGAATGACTTAGATTTCAATTCCATCTGAAACACATCACCTTCAAGATCGTTTGCTAATACAACTGCAATACGACGACTAAATCTACAAGCCTTAGTCTTACCTTGACCCGAGCCCTCAATGTTTTTAGGACAGCTATCGCAGTTAGTATGCTGTGGTTCTGCAATAGATACATCAGGTGTTCTGCCATTAGGTGACCAGCAGTCAGGTGAAGTTGCATCACCATCAGGGTCATACGCAGTCATGTAAAACGTACGAGATACTTCGGGTGAAGCGTTAACGACTACAACTTCCATTTTATTGGTAGCGCTTTTAGATATTTCTTCACCACCAATTTTAAGTACAAACTTATTGTTGCCAAGCGCAATACGTTTGAGTTTGTTGCCACCTTTTACTAAGGCTTTAGTAACTTCATCTAACTCTACATTCTTTAGATATGCAGGTATATTGTTTTTAAAAAGTGCTAATCCACTCATTTGCTTCTCCTTACGGTAATTGAATATGCGTTGTCCACATTGAGTCCGGGTGGCAACAAATCCGGATTTTCTTCTAAGAAAGTTTTTGTATTAGTTTGATGGATGCGTTTCTCTAACAACTCAGGTACTTTATGCTCAAATACAAACTCATAAAACTTTTCCCAATTGTTAGTAGTGAATCTACTCTTAACAGTACGCATCGCTAAACCATGCGAAGTTTTAATGCTATCAGCATCAATTGACTTACACATGTCTAAGAGTTCTTGCTCGATTATGTCTATCTGTGATTCTAGTTCAGCGTTCTGAGCATCAAATTCACGCTTAAGCTTTTCTTTAGCATCACGGATTTTGAGGTAGACGGAGACTAGTTGATCGGCTGATAATTCTGCCATTTTTAATTCCCTTTCAAGTTATTTAAAATTACACAGGTCTATGCCTGTTGTTATGATTATATACTAAAACTTTACTGTGTCAAGTTTTATTTTCATTTATTTCGTTGTTGTACAAGTCAATAATTTGAGTGTGAACATCAAGCTTATTCTGCAACATATTATATAGTCTTGTCTCTACGGGACTACCCTTAATGTGGACTACAGTCATCTTGTTCTTCTGTCCTTGCCTGTCTATGCGGGCATTGGCTTGCAAATAAGTTTCTATTGAAGTTACTGGGGAGTACCATACGATTGTATCAGCAGCAGTTAGTGTGACACCGTGTGACGCGGCTTGAGGTTGGATGACAAGAACCTTGGGGTCTGGTTGTGTTTGAAAAAGATTAAATATCTCGGTGCGCCTATTGACGGCCACGCTACCGTTGATAACTTCACAAGTAATACCTGCCCCTCTCAAATGCACTTTGAGTAATTCTATTGTATGCGTAAAAGGCACAAACACAAGGACTTTATTAGTGGACTCATTGATAACTTCTTCAATAACTCGTAAGCGATTAGAAACATCAAACTCAAGTATGGTATTGCTATCAGTATAAACAGCACCACCGCTAAGCTGTAAGAGTTTGTTGAGGTTAACTGCGGCATTGACGGTGCTAACCTCTTCCCCTGCTGCCACCATAAGCATTTGGTCTCTAAGGATTTTATAGAATTTAAGTTGTTGGGGGGTGAGTGGGGCATCTCTAAAGACATGTGTAATCTCCGGCAGGTCTAAGCACTCGGCTTTAGTAAACCGTATTGCTGGTTGTAAAGTCTCGTACACGATAAGGTTAGCGTTAGGTCTAGGTATCCATTTAAACTCAGTTATTTGAGCCATTACCCTGTCTCTAAACGCACCGAAAAATCTGTCGACATTGTGGGGAACACATAGCTTAGCTAAACCGTAAGCATCAGTTGGACTTTGAGCTGCCGGTGTTCCCGTCATTAACCACAACCATGTATCGGGGGTAATTAATCTGTTAAGAGTCTTCCATCGTTTTGTACCAACAGTTTTGTACGCATTGGCTTCATCAATAATAATTAAGTCAAACCTACCTTTAGCAATAGCTTCTGCAACAATCTCAACACCGTCGTAGTTAATCACAACATAATCGGCATCGCTTTCAATAATAGCTTTGCGTTTATTTCTGTTGCCGTAAGCTATACCAACTTTGCGGTGTAGTGCAAACTTGAACAAGTCGGCTTGCCATGCTGATTGCATAATAGACAAGGGGCATATGATTAGTACACGACGTATTTTCTTTGCGGTTAATAGGTAGTCTGATGCCCATATTGCTGATGCAGTCTTGCCTGTACCTTGTTCGTTAAAACAAAACCCTCTTTGGTTTGTTGTCAAAAAGTTAGCGGTATCCCGTTGGTGTTGCATAGGTGGGAATACTCCAGGCCACTTATACTCACGATGGATTGGTGAAGGTACTTTTTTAATTTTAAGTTTAATTAATGCTTGAACTTCTTCTAGACCCCAATTAACGGCAACTCGATATAGGTCACCGTTGGTTTCAAGTACCTTACTATTAGGGATGCACTCCGTAATTAAATGTGGTCTACGTGTGTTTACAACTAGCGTGTTGTTATTTAGTATTTCCATTTTTTGGTTTATTCTTCTTTACCGTGTGGTCTGAGTTTCGGGAGAAGGAACGGTTCTCGCTAGGGGTTCTGAGTCTAAGATTTGATTTAGCATTTGTGCCGCCTTTACTGAGCGGTATCGCATGATCAATGTCTTTTCCAGTTCGATCAATTCCTTTTGAGTCCATCTCGTACCTTGCCCTTGCACGGGCATTGCGTGAAGGTTGCTCATTTCGTTCCTTCTGTTGTTGATATTCCTTCTTGTATGGGCGGGGCTTGTTCACATATGCCATTTTTATCCTCATCTTTCGTGTATAGATAGACTGCTCCATCGGGCAGTTCTAAACATTTTACCTTTAAAAGCGCTTTCAATTCTTCATTTTCTTTAGCAAGTTTTGATACTTGAGAGTTTAATTGGGCTAACATTTCAATTATCATTCCTCACTCCTTTATTTTCTCTGACATAGTTTCGGTAAGCGAAATCATCCAGTCGGTTACATCATTACCGCCTTCGACATAAAATCTTAGCCCGCCAAACTTTGACTTAACTTGTGTAGCTACAACTTGCGGTACGTCTGTATGTGAGTTTAGATAGCTTTGAATTGAGTAGCATAAAGAATTTAGTAAATCATACCAACCATCGCCACACTCGAACCCCCAACACATACAAGTCTCAGTCATTGGCATATTACGTTGCGCAAATATTAATGGGTACTTAGCGCATAGTTTATCGTCTAGTTCTTGTTTCATTCTTCGTTTTTCCTAACATATTTTCTTTTACCAATACTAGCAATACCTGCTTCAGTTTTACCTTTGCGTGCCTCAAGCATTGCGTCAGCCATTGTATAAGCGTTTTCGGCTACTTGTTCAACAATGTCTTTGTTTATACCTCTACTAACTATTGCGTTCATTGCAAACATAGCAAAGCAATCCCTCAAATCATCTTCGCCTATCATTTCCAATGTCCTTTTCCGTTATGTTCACAGTCCATTACTGGACAAAATTTCCTACATGTAAAATTAGGCTTAGCGTTCCACACGTCGTTGTCGTGCGATTGCTGTAACCTATCCGTTTCTTGTATCCATTTGAGCCATGACTTTGACTCAACTTCTTTTTTGTATGAAGCAGTTACTAAATCTTCAGCAACCAAGAAAGCAAGCCCAGCTTTAACTTTTGTTATCTGAGAGAAGTGTTTAAACACCGCCAATGCCATCAGTTCTAGTTGTTTAACATCGGCATACTGTGAACTCTTGCCTGTTTTATAGTCAACAATATGTGCAATATCGTCTTGAATTACAAGCAAGTCAGCCACACCCCTGAACCAAACATCCTCGCCAAAGAAATCGCAAGGCTTTAAATCTTGCGTCAAACCCATTTTGTATTCGCATAGCTTTTCACCCGGGATCTTCTTTAACATATCCAATGCTGGCGTAATGTATGAGAACTTCTCAGGGATCTCTACACCATCTTTAATATACTCTTCTGCAACCTTATGCACGAGGGTACCGTAACGCATTGCATCTGACTCGGGCTCAACAATATCCTTGATAACTTTCAAGTGGTAATACTTGCGAGGGCATTGTTGGAACAAACTAATTGAGGAATATGACCACTTCATTATTTATCCAAGAAAGGTATTTTGTTTTTGCTTTGAATATGCGCATAATAATCTAACTGTACCTTAGCAGAATTAATCATCTTACCTGCAATGTTGGCTAATTCAGATGCGTCATTGTGTTTAATTGTTCCACCACGTAAATCGGCAAATACTTGTGATAGTTGGTCTCTTAGTTCACTTACGTTTTTCATTTGTTTAACTCCCTTTTAATTAAAATTTGTAATCGTTTTGCTTCAAGTAACTCAATAGGTATAGCTACGTTTTTAAGGCTACCATCTTTTTTTAACAGTTCTCGAACGTACTTTAACTCGACATTTACTATTTTTTTACGTCCACGTTCTATGCCGTTTTTTATGTAATCTTGTTTTTTAATTTGTTTGTATCGTTCTATAATTTCAGGTCTAACATAATACTTTTTATTTTTTACGCTTATTTTGTCGTAGTTCTCAGCATAATATTTTCTACACGAGATACGATTTTTTTCTAAATTACGAGTTGCTCTACGCTTTGCCTTAAATTCTTCAGTAGAACGATAAGCTTTTTGCCATGCTTTTCTATCAAACGCCATCACAACCCCCATTTCTCTATTGATTTTTTCTTACTACAGTCGGCGTAGCTCTTACCTGCACCTATCTCGCAAGCAAGAGGTAATGTCTGCGCCCACCACGGTCTCCAACTCATACAATGATGTATGTACCTTATAGCTTCGTCGTGTTCTTCTTCGGGTACGACTGCCATGACCGCATCGTGAACAGTAAGTGCTACCTTGTATCGTTTAGCTATACGCAACATCTGCTCACCAATAATGCACCGTGCTAAAGCTTGACATAAGTTTTCGACTACCTTCCCACCATAAATCTTTACACGACCACGCCTACTGCCATAACTATATCCATCGTCGTCTTTCTTTAAGTCGTGGTATCCGAGGGAAAGTCCCGAGGGTAATAAAAAACCTGATGCCGTAAGGCTAAGTGCTTGGGGTTGACACCCAACTGTATAAGTCTTTTTTTGTGCCATAGCGTCAAGTGAACGGTTAGCTTCTTTCCATAGTTCGGGTATTCTTGGGTATGTTGCACGGTACACGTCAATGATTCTCTTCGCTTCCTGTTCCTCAATTTCCACACCAAAAGTTTTGAGTTGTATGGCAAACTTCGTTGCACCCATGCCATAACCCGCACCGAGGATTGTCGTCTTACCCACGAACCTTTCCGCTTCCGTGATGTTTTCAACCGCTTTGTTGTAAATACTGCTCGCCATAATTTTATAGACATCTTCCTTCCTTTCAAAAGCATCAACTAAATCTTGTTGACCAGCAAGCCACGCTACTGTCCTTGCTTCTATTTGGGACGAATCTGCATCGACAAGCACTTGTTTATTAGGGGCAACAATACTTGATTTAAGGAGGGATTTCCTCGGCAGATTTTGTAAATTAATTCCATCATCTCCTCCCCATCGTCCTGTATGGGCGGCGTAGTATCGTAAGGGGACGGGCATCTTGCCTCGAAGAGAGATATCAATGAATCGTTGAGTTCTTGTTTCTTCGAGAGTGCTTTTAGTTCCCAATCGTGCCGAGACAAGAGCCTGAACTCTCTCGTCGGAATGTTCTGCGAGGGCTTTAAAACCCTCATCGTTTTTAGCAAAGGCAAATGTTTGTTTTCCATTAGCAGGGCTTACTTTTATCGGAGGTTCTACACCAAGACTTATAAGAAGTTCGGCAAACTTAGGGTTAGACATTAACGTATCTTTATCTGATATGCAAGCCTCAAGCAGTTCCTCTTTGCGCGCCTTAACACTATGTAAATGTTGTTCAAGTATAGGTGTGTCCAACCTAAGCACAGGCTCAGAATACATCTTAGTAGTTAGGTTAATAAGCTTTAATTCAGACAATGAAAAGCGCTGTGCTAGAACATTAAATAGTTTGTACGTTAGCTCTACGTCGTTCTTACAATAGCCACCATACTTACGCAATTCATATTCCGTAAAATCTTCCAAGCGTTTACCTTTGGCATCGACTACCTCCGTGCCTTTAACTCCTAAGCTATACCGCTCGGCTAACTTTGCTAAACTATTCCCCACTTCTAACCCGTCTGTTGCTCTAGCCATAGACAATGTGTCTAACCATACCATAGGCTTGATACCATATACCCAAGATAATATAGCCCCATCAAACATAGCGTTATGAGCAAGAACAAAAGAAGTGCTAAAAGCATACCTACTAAACACAGTAGCCAAATCGTTATTTTTTCCATCAAACCATACGGCGTCACCATCATTCTCCTTAATTGCTACACCAATAACTTGGAATCGCTCGTCACGGACGTATTCCTCCGTAGTACCCTTACTTAAACTAAAGTCTTGGGAATAGTACGTCTCAAAGTCTAAAGTGATTATGTTCATTTAAATAACTTTTTAAAAGATTGCATTAAATCATTCTTTGTAACATCTTCATTAAACTTAATAGGTGGAAGCCCTGTCCCTAGATTACCAAAACCTAATGCATGTTGAACCGTCGTCCCTTGTAGTTGGGTTGATTGTTGTCCAGCAAGTTGGTTGAGTGCAGAGTTTTGTGCTTGTTGGTATTGTGAAAGTTGACTGTAATATTGGTCTGTATCAGCATTGTATAAAACTCTTTGTGTATAAGGATTACCACCATGATTAGGTGGGCGAACAAGTTTATCTAGCGCTTCTTTGTCTTCTAAAGTCTCAGTAGTTAGTCGGTCTAATACTATCTCGGTTAACTCTGCTCTACGACACTCGGCAACACCATCCTCAAATGCTTTCCTATCTTCGGGGGTTAAAAAACGGTCAAAGTCACTAACTAAATTGCACCAACGACTAGCACGGTAAAACTCTTCGGGGTGCGTCTTCATTCGTTCGATCAGTATCTCTATGGCTGCGGTAAATTTTTGGGTTGAAGTCATTTATTTGTACCCCACTAAACCACCTTCAGGCATTACAGGTACCATTCCAAACTCAGCTTCGCTACTCTTCTTTTTATTACCCATCTTCATGCCTTCGGTCAGCGTTGCCATAACCTTGCCTGTAAACTCGGCTTTGCGAATTTCTTTAATCTTGTCAAAGATTAAACCCTTCTCGGTCTCGGTCATTGCGTCCCTAAAATATTCAGCGTAAATGAATTTCCATTTATCGTTTGAACTTGTGTAAAACTCTTCGGGATGGCTTTCCATCCTTGCTAATACTAAATCTACTCCATTACTCATTTTGTTTCCTTTCGAGGCTATAGTGACGCAGTCGAGCCAGTTCCCCGCTCTTCCGCTAAAAACTTTGCAATTAAATTAATGTTGTCTTCGTTGATTATGAAAGTTACACCTCCTGCTTTAGTTATATCCCGTAGGTTTTTGAATTGCAATGCAGTCGGCTGATTGCTACCCGACTTAGTTTCGATTGCAACGAACTTGGAATTAATACACGCAATGATATCGGGGACACCCGACTTACCATAGCCGTGCGTAGCAGGAAAGAAGTAGTATACTTTGTGTGCGTCAAGAATTTTAGTGACGGCTTTCTTTACCTTGGACTCTGGTGTTGTCATGGTTTCGATTTCTTTCTATGTAATTTAATTCTTTACACAGTATAGTCTTAAACCGATAACAAGTCAAGATATTTGATAAGAACAAACTTTAGTCGGACAAAGTTACGTTTTGTAACTTTGTCCAATAAAAAAGCCCTCATAAAGAGGGCTTAGTGGGAATGCAAGGAAAAGTAGATTGCACACCTTGCTTGTGCTACGGAGGTCATGTGGCTTTCGCCGTTCTTAATCTACATCATACTAGGCAGGGATAAGAACATCATGTCAACAAAAAGGAATACCAAGAGTATTCCCCCTTAGTATATCACTCAACTACATATGCAAACTCATCATTTAGTTTGACACCGATAGTTGTTACAATCTCGTAGTCTTTAAGGACTTTGAATACTGCATATTTACTTTGTACTGCATCGGGTAATGAGTCAAAACCGTCGTATCTTCTAAGAGTATCATTAAAAAAATCAAATACATTTAATTTGCCATCAGACAATACTTGAACACCATAACCTTTATTATCAGCGAACATATCCTTAATATGTCTAGCATCTTCATAAAGCCCGCAACGCTCGTCATGCTCTTTAGTAGCCTTTACAGATTTAAGTTTTGATGGTAACTTCACAGTTGTCTCACCGACTAACCTCGCTTGATACGCAAGAGTAGCATATATAAAGGCTTCATCGGTAACTTCAAAACTCCACCTTAAATTGTTCGCATAGTTATTGAAGCAATGATGTATACCCTCTGCTAATTGTTTTCTAATTAGAGACTTGGCTTCATTGTCTGCTCTAGCAACAAGCGTTTTCTTTGCAAGGCGTATTGCTACCTTCATATCTTTTGATGCTGTAACATTCTGCGAGCCTCTGCTCTTGCTGATACGGAAAGACTCAACCTCATAAACCAAATCTTTCTCGTGTCCTCGATGCCGTATGTCCGTACTGATAGCACCTAACTGCTCACCGTTCTCGTACACCAATAAGCCCGTTATAAATTGTACGCTCTGCTCGATGCCATCGCTATCCTTTACCCACATATGCTTTGTGCATGATGTAGCATCAACAACAAAGTTAACCATAGGCTTGAGCATAGATACCTTCATTGCAAATTCTTCCAGCCCATCATAAAGGGGGAGTTTCCCCCTTAGTTCTACATTCAAACTTGACTCATCATACTTAATCATTTTGTACCTTTCATTTTTTCCATAAGGATTCTTCCAAGTTCATACCTAGCCCCGTTTGCTTTTAAATGTTTATCAACTATCTCAATTGCGTTGATTGGGTCAGTCGCCATAACTTCGACCTTCCCGTTCTCGATTGTTTCTACTACATGCAACACCCTGTCAAATGAATCAGACTTAGGTGTGTTCGGATACTTAACATACGCAATCATACGACCCCCTTAGAAATTAAACTTGTTTAGAATTGTATCGACATCTCGTTTGACATCGTCACGCAATGTAAGACTATCCCGTAGTCTGTCGGGTGTTATACCGTTCATTCTATTTGCAAGCATACGACGAGCGTCTTCAAGTTTCTCATCTCCAGTTAAGTTGAAATGAGTTAGCAAGGTCGTAATCTCGTTAGCGTTCTCGACAAGTGAATCACGGAATACTCTAGGCTTGTGCGTCGGGTCTCCATACTCGTCGATTACAATATCAACCTCTAGTCGCTCACTCATACGGCTCAAGCAATCGTGCAATCTGTTCCACGCTTCCTTCATTGCGTTAGCAAGTCGTTGCTCGTAAGCATTACTACATGATTCCATAATACTGTTCTTGGCTTCCTCGCTTATGTCGATACGGAAGTCGCCACTCGTAGGCACAGGCATGAAGGTATACGCAAAAGAAAACTTAGACCGAATCTTTTCGGGTTCGGGATACTCTGTTCTGTCGAATAGATTGCCAAGTTGAAACGCAGCCGCACTCACTAAGTTCGGATATGCCTCGATAAACTTATCGACTAAAGCGTTGTAGTTATCTTCCAATGTGGCTAACTGTTTCTTGTACGCTATGAAGTTACCAACAGGCAACAAGCGTAAGCCGTTGTCCGACCAAGCCAGAGTCTGAGAGTTGTGCCAGCCTCTAGCATTAGATGCGTACTTAGTGAGCGTATCCAAGAACCCTGTGCCTGCTAAGAGGTTCTTGTTGTAATTGCCTGCACGAGTCTTAGTGTGCTTATCCACATCTACCTCGGCTGAAACTTTCTTGTCCAACTTGCGAGCAGTCCAGCCCTTGATTGATAACTCGACTAGCATTGCAGATGATGCGATTGATATAGTATTTTCCATGATAATTCCTTTTTGTTGTGGACAGAGTTACGTTTTATAACTTTGTCCGTTGGTTGTAATGTTTAACTAAAATTTCTACTACTTGCGTATAACTTATCTTTACATCAAGTTCATTCGCATACTTCTCTTTGATGACATCTAACATCTCAACAACAGGCTTGTTGATTGAAATAGTTATCCGACTATCTGACTTCCTACCACGCTCATTACTCATACTTTATTCCCTTCGTTAAAATTTAAAAACTTCTCCATTGCCATTGCTTCGTCTTTGGTCAAGTCATTCCGAATGAGTTCATGCACCTCATTCGGAATGTTAAGTAGTGGGCATGCTACATATCTTTTGTCTTCCCTAAGCACTAAGCCAAAAACACCTGTGTCATAGTCTAACTTAGTCTTAACCAAAACAATAACAGCCCACTTACCCCCATCAACGGCTCGTTTATCGAACCATTTCTTAGTCAACATAAATAACTTTACCTTGAACCATAGTATTGTCAAAGTTGGGATTACCCTTGATGCACCATAGAACAGGGGTTGGAGATATCTTCGCCCAGTCTTTCGCCTTCTGCCTATCTATATAGCCATCAGTAAATATGATTAAGCACTCTGGAGAGATGTTCTCTTTCACCAAGTATCTCGGCACAACTTCGGGACTAGTACCCCCACCACCTCTTGCTCTAGTAACCTCAACTGCACTAGCCACCTCGTTGCCAACATATATCTCATGCTTCTCGACATCAGAGTCCCAATACAATAGATGCATACATTCGGGAGTAACCTCCTCGCAGATAGACTTAACCTCAGACAAGAAGTTAGGCAAGTCGTGATAGCACGAACCCGACACATCAACACCGACGGCAATCGCTCCGACCTTCTCGGAATAAGACGACGGCATAATGATATCCATGCCTATGTATCTCTTGTGCAATCTACGCCAAGTAGTCTGGTCTTTACCTTGCATGGTTGATTTGACAAAGTCACGCAACGCATCTCTCCAATCTATCTTCGGAGTGAGCATCTCTTTGATATCTTGTGGGACATCACCTTTCATCTTACCCACAAGAATAGAGCCTTGTCGTAATGCGTTCTCAATCTCGGTGGCTGACTCCTCGATTTCTTCTTGGGTTAATTCTTCTGCACCTTCCCAATCATGCTCGTCAAACTTGTAGCCATCACCAGTTTCTTCGCCTTTACCTTTGCCATAGTCCTTGCCTAACTCCTTCTCAAGAATCTTGTAGACTTGGGCTGAGTCCATGCCACGATACTTAGTATCAAGCAAGCCTATCTTATTACCATCTGCGTCAGTCGGGAACTCGATGTCTTGGTAATTCGGGTCGTAGTCATGCAACTGTATATTGATAACATAATCACATGCCATGTTAGCAAGGGTTGCGTTCTTCTTGTATAGATGCTTCCACACAATCAGATGACGATAAGCCTTGTGCATATTCTCATGCAGTATAAGAAACGCAACTTGCTTGTCGTTCAGCGACATAATAAAGTCACGACCATAGACTACGCTTAAGCCATTGGTTTTTGCAGTCTTAACCTTATCATCTACTGAAACCTTACCTACCATGAAGAGCCCTGAAAACAGACAGAACTTCGCATGCTTCATAAGTTGGATGTGGCATCTCTCGATGCGTTGCTCGGCAGTTAGTTTAGCCATTGTAAATTCTCCGTTCCTTTTGATTGTTCTTCGATAGATTCTTCATTCTCTTTTTCCCATGCTACACACGCACCCGATACTCCGTTTATTAAAACGGCTGGGGACATACCCGACTCAAGTGCAACCTCTACCAACATAGACATAAGCAAGGACATAACCTCACCTAAGTTTAAGTTGTTATCTTCAAACACATCGCCTACTTCAGACTTGATGTTACGCAACTTGTTAATCATTACTTCTATTTCTTTATCGTCCATGATGCTTCCTCTTTGTTGTGGACAAAGTTACGAAATATAACTTTGTCCGTTGGTTTAACTACTTAGAATAAATACTGATTGGTACGCATCCAATCAACAAACGATTGGCTCGTTAAGAACACCTTCTTCTTGTCGTCATTGTTCATACCCGTCAAGCAGAAGATAGACTGCAACTCCTTCGGTGTGCGTTGGAGATACTCAAAGAACTTACCGATTGTTTGTCGGTCAACTCGTTGCACGGCACTAAACGCAAGTAGACATAGAGCAGCAGGTGATGATGGTACTTTAGCACCCATCGGGTCTCGAATGATTGACTCCCATGTCGGCAATGTATCTGCCACATCAACAAACGCCATCAAATCTCGTGCGGCTGGAGCACCGATTGTTCCTTCGAGTGCCGTGATAATCGCATTGGTTGTATTGCCTGCTCTAACTGCAAGAATGTTACTTGCCCTTTGCAATGACCTCGGTGATACGAAAGATTTCTGTGCTTCCTTCGGATTGAAGATATACTTGTTACCCCCTTGTCCTGCGTCAAGATAGGATGCGAGGATTTGTGGGTTCTCCTTAGTCCATGCGAGAATCTCGGCAACGATATTGTTTGCTACTGCCCAAGCACCCCATGAGTCTTTGTCGATAGAGCCATCAACATTAAACCCTGCGTGTGGTTTCTTGACTTGAATTACAGTCAGTCGGTTGCGACTATGCGACCTCATGTTATCGCCTACACCATCACCTGTGTAGTTACCTGCCGTTACGACTATGTCCTGCTCGTGCAATGGGCGACCCATAATCATGCGTGGGAAGTTAAGCATTGGGTGTAGCATATTCTGAACTGCGTTCGGGGCTTTAGTGAACTCGTCAATAAAGATAACCTTCGGCTCGTCGATATGGAAACCCCATTGGTCGTTAGGGTAAATGCAAGTCGTCTTGGTTTCATGGTTCGGAATCGGGATACCCAACTCGCCCAACTCCACATTCGGTGCATCAATATAAATACCACGATACCCTGTGCGACGGACAATGTTCTTAAACATTGAGGTTTTACCAACTCCGGGTTCGCCCACTAAGTGTACGCTACCGTTTGAGCCTAACGCAATGATTAAGTCCTCTGCTTCTTTGAGGGTTGCAACTCTGTTTAATAATACATCTGACATAATAATTCCTTTTTGATTAAGTTAAGTTGGACAAGGTTACGGAGTGTAACTCTGTCCGTTGGTTTAGTTTGATACATACTTCAAATTAGCGTCTTTGAAACCGACACCTACTTCAACATCACTTGCTACTGATACTTCATTAAAAAACTGGAACTTCAACAACTCTGTCCATTGCCTGTTAAAAGCGTCGACTTTGCATACGCAACAACTATCTTTGTAGTTCCATTTGCCAAATGAATAACTAACATACAATGCTAGAGAATACATTAATTCTAAGTCACCATTCCGCGTGACCTTATCCAAATGTTCAAACAACCTTGCTCTATTCAAAGCAGACTTGTTCTCTCCCATGTAGTTGTGATTACCCAAAAGTTGGCTATGCCACAAACCTAACTCAGTCGTTATTGCTTCAGCATCTTCTCTCTTGATAGTATTACTCATCGACAACATGACATGGCAATACTCTCTAAAGAACTCGTATCGCTTACGCACCACATTCATAGCCTTGCGATTAATCGTATGCTTCTTCTCGTCAACAGGATTGACTACTTCATACTTACCTTCTTCGTTAGGCTTAAGCAATATTCGGAAAGACTCACGCCATTTCTTATGGTCGGTATCAGCACCATAATCGAACCGAGTATTATCCTGTTTGATGTAGTGATACTTCTTGTCATGTTGTTGATACCAATACCACTTACCTTTTATGCTCTCGATATAACCAAAACCATGAGTTACATAATTAATGAAAGCCATAGTAGTTGGTGTATGCCAACCATAGGTACGAATAGCCACGCTACCATCGGGGTAGAACTCTACACAGTCTAAGTTCTTATACAATGTACAAGAATAGGTTGTGATGTATTGTCCCAGAAACCCATCTTCGACCACACGACGGTTTTCTTTAATCTCGTACCAAGTAAAGCGACGCATAGCACCAAGAGGTCGGACAGTCCGACCACGAATAGGTCTAACTTCTTGGTAATGCTTTCTTGCTTCAGCATAGTTTGAGAGCGAGGGGATTCTGGCACAGTTGCCTAACCCCCAATATGATGGTGTATAACTCATTATTTCTTCCCTTCTAAATAAGATACGATTACCTTCAAGCGTGCAACTTCACGATTGAGTTCTTCAACTTTGTCTTTCTCGTCTGTATATTTAAATACCAACGATTCGTATTTAGCCATCAAGACTTTATGCTCGTCGTCAAGTTTGACATACTCGGCAGTAACATCATCTGATTCGACAATGCGTTGCGGCTCAAACCCCACGCTATGCTCACGGGCAGTAACATCACCATCACCATAGAAGCCTGTGTGAGTTCTAACCTTTTCTTCTTGTCTGACTAGCATAACCTTAGTAACCTCTGAACTTAGTGGTGTTGGCTCTGCTTGGGCAGGGGATAAATCTTTGTTCGGGTGGAACTTCTTTCTGAAGTCCAACGCTAATTGCGTAGGCTTCGAGCCAGTTTTCTTCTTTTTACTTCTGCGTTTGACATCAAACCCATACTTCTCACGCATGACCTTAGTCAAATGAATGATGTAAGCCGTACGATTTGAGTCGGTGTTTAGATGCGACAACTTAACAATCATTGCTTCAGCATCATGTGTGCCATTGATAAACTCTTCTGTTACTGCTTTGCTAATTCCTTTATTGATAACAGCCATTTTGAAACTCCTTGATTAAATTAAATTAACGGACATAGTTACGGAATGTAACTTTGTCTTACTCTCCTACAGTCCTGCTCTTACTATCAACCACATTGCCACTAATGTTATTGCAATCGCTGGCAATCCAAAGAACACAAGTTCAATGATGAACAACTTCATATCCCTCATCTCTTCTTCTTGAGCCTCGATATTCTTCTCTTTAAACTTACCCATCACTTCTCCCCTACCCATGATTTATTTAATTGCTTGTCCCGACCATCGAGATAAGCCTGTACACTGGACGCAGATATTCTTCTGTGACCACCAAGCGTCATGTAATGTCTAAAGACACCTGCGTCTACCATCTTCTGCACAGTCCCTAAAGACAAGTCGCACATTACTGCAACCTGCTTCGTTGTTAAGAATAACTTTGGTTTCATATTTACTCCCATCTATATTTAGGGCAATCGGGAACAGTAGTGCGTGGCTTTCTACGCATACGCATAGTGTCCACACCTAACTCTTTCAAACCATGACGCAGTTTGTCTAAGTCTCTGTCCATCTTGGCATACAACCACTCACGATATTGCCCGTTGGTTCGAGCAATACGCTTTCTTTTATGTGGTTTGCGATTCCACATACGCTCCAAGTCAGTCATTTTAATTTCCCCCTTTAAAAAAGATTTACATACACGGCTACCACTAGATAACTTAATGCTAGTGAGTTAAGCCAAACTGCGAACATCCAATTGATAAGCATTAGTTCCCCCCTTTCATCTTGTTGATTACTGCGTCGGTTGCGAGTTTGGCATTGATGTCGCTTTGAGTAATACCTCTGTCCCGAATCATTGAAATGATTGCACTCATACCCATTTGAAACCCTGTGAAGAAAGCATCTGCATGAGATGGGTTTTCTATTTCTAGTGTCTCAAGGTCAGCCATGTACGATTCGTACCCCTGTTTCATAATGCCTTGCACCATACTTTCATATGCTTGCTTATCCATTACTTAGTTCCCTTCGCTAGTTCAGTTGTTAAATTCACATACTCCCATGTCTCTTGGATTATGTCGTTTGAATACACCAAGGTATCCCTAAATTCGGGTGACCTATACGCTAGGGGTGTGTCCTCATCTGCATGATTAGCCATAGCGATAAGACAACCGAACAACTTCTTTTCAAGTTCGGTTAAGACTGCGATGTCCTCAACACTTGCTTGAGCATCGTGTATGAGAATCCAACTACCACTACCACCCCTATCGTCTTGCAGGGTTATGTGCGTTGCCTTGTTCGCAATTGCTTCTGCAATCTTGTCTCCGATATGCATTGTTGCGATTAACTCTTTGTGTTGTGCGTTCATTCTTACTTCTCCTCTTGGTTGATGGACAGAGTTACGAAATGTAACTTTGTCGGGTTGGTACTACTAATCTGTCATCTTGTTAAGTCGGTCAATCATCTTGGCGATGTTCTCTTTCGCTTGCCACACGAGCAGTCGGCTATGGTCGGCAACAACCCCACGCTTGTACGCAAAGTCGAGTTGTGCTTTGATAGCCTCAAGGTCTAATGCTATTTTGGCTATGCTTTGCTCAAGCAATAGATAATGTTCGGGGTCCGATAGAACTCCGTTTAATTCGTTTGCGATATCCTCGCTCTCGTGAGTGAAGTTAGGTAAGCCTAACTCTTGGTTTAATTCTCTGTCGTTCATGTAGTCCTCTTTGGGTTGGTGAAGGATAATTCCTTCGGGTTGTAAATCAATTGATATGCACCCTTGTTATAAGGGATTGCTACTGTAAACTTGCGTTGTCGAGCCAGTTTTTCTCCACAAGGTAGGCATACTTTGTAACCTAACTCTGTCATACGCTCTAAGGCGAACTCGTCGCCACAAAGAATACATTGAGGTACATATTGCTCAAGCATAGGTTGATTCCTTTTTAGATTGGACAAAGTTACAAAACATAACTTTGTCCGTTGATTACTTGGTTGGGTTGTATGTGATTTCAAACGCAGGTTTTGGTATAACGCTTGGTTTGTCGAAACTGATATGCATATAGTCAACAACACCTTTTTTGTCGAACTTGCCTGCAATCCATTTGCCATCTGCATCTTTTGATTGATACGCACGCAACACATCAATGCGTGATTGCAACACATCTCGTTGCTCGTGCGTGTAACGCTCGTGTATCAGACAGTCTGTGCCTGTTAAGCGATAGTTGATAACTGCAACAAGTGCAGTATTTTCGAATACGACAGTATTAGTATTAAGCATGATTAGCCCTTTCTGTTGATATAAAGTTTTGCATAGGAATTTGTATCGTTACCGATACGAACATGATTGATTGATACAGGAAACCACAACGGCAAACGCATCAATACCTTGAACACAACGCTATTTGTTTTGACTAACATAAAACCTCCAAGATGGTGGACAGAGTTACAAAACATAACTTTGTCCGATTAAACTACGAAAAAATTACCCCCGACTACTTATAGTAGTATACCACAATCTGACACATAAGTCAATAGGGTGTCCGTCGGTTTGAGTTGCAAGTGCTTGATTCGTAAGGGTATTGCGTCGTTTATGGTCTTTGTTCTGTAATGTTATTTGGGTTGGAACAATAGAAAAGGCCTGTAAGTCCTTGATTTAATTAGATTATTTATATATATATTATATAATGTTATATTGTTATATTGTTCAAAAAATTAAATATCGAGGCTATAAAATGTGTGGTGCTTAAGATTGGTGTGATTGCTAATCTTGTGGTGTTGCCCGTCTTTCAGATTCGTCCGAGTACTTTTCGAGGCAGAACATTGCGAACAATAGAACTCTTCTTTATAATCAATGACTTACGAAGAACATTACGCAGAACAATGGCGTCGCTTTCAGAACAGTACTAGTAGATATCTACTATAAAATAATCCTTGACAATTGCGTGTGCATAGTGCATACTGCATAGCAGTATGCAGTTAAACGGACAAGGTTACATTGCGTAACTCTGTCCACAAGGCTTAGGCGTCGCTTATGACCAGTTTCCCTATTAATATTAAAAAACGCTAGACAATCTAAAAAAATTAAGTTAAACTGACAACAGTTTAAGGGTAAAAAAAGGGCTTACCGAAGTAAGCCCGTAAAGTAAAACTAAACTACTTAAACTATTGCAGGAATTTCCTCTGGTTTATAGTTAAGCAAGGTTTCAATAATCATATCTAAATCCATATGGTTATTGCAGTTACCTACTAACTCCTTAATTAATTTTTGTTTTTCTTTGTATTCATTAGCAATTGCTTTCTCTTCTGCTTTCTTTTTTGCTTCAATTGCTCTAAGGATTTTAGCACTCTCTTCGACGGCTTCTAGACTACCATTTGTTCTTAGGGCATCCACCTTGGAAGTTAATGCTTCAACAGATTCTTGCATTAATGCTTCTTTCTCAATTGTTGCCTTAGAGCGATTTTCTGCCTTTTTTACTGAATCGGGATTTGAAGTATCGGCAGGTTTCTCGATTCCATACAATGCCTTTAATTCTTGAGAGAATCTGAACCATGCTTGTTTAATGGTATTATGTAACTTCGCACCGTTTTCGTACAACGGGATTCTTTTAGTTTCTGCATATCCCTTGCAAAATGCTAATCTTCCCTCTTCCCAACGAGCATGAGATAAAACCATTTTTTGAGTTACATAAACCAACTGATAGAAAGATTCTAATGCTTTCTCTCTATCAAGGTCAGACTCGGCTAAAGTAGCACCGATAGAAATAAAAGACGCCGTGTCTTCATTAGATAAGACAGACTGAACAGCAACAGCAACAACAGTTTTTTTGCTAGACATAATAAACTCCAATTAATTAAACTACTTGTTAACTCCTTGTTACTAGCGAGTGAATACAGTTTACCACAATATCCCACTATGTCAACAAATATTGGACAAAGTTACATAATATAACTTTGTCTGTAAAATACCCTTATAAATCAAGTACTTACGGGCCATACCCTTGTTACTAGGCATATCTAGGGGATTCGATACCCCATACCCCAAAGATCGACCATATAGACTACGGCCTCTATACACAATGAAATGCACAGTCGATACCAAGTTTTCAAAACCCCCCCGTCATGTTTTTGTTTCGCAATACCCCACCCCCATATATAATTTGCAGCAAGACGTACTAAACCTATTCTATGCGCAAGGCCCCCATGATAAAAAGGTACCCGGCAAAATAAAAAATAATGTATACTCTAGACATACTTAACCCACAAAAAGGTTATATGCCTGTGCAAATAGAGCCAACAGCAGAACATAAACTGCAATCACACCAACGAGACGCGTCTATGAAAGACGTATCTGACCACGCCCGTGTAATGGGCAACACTGCACTCCTACTTCAAGAGCTCGGCGATAACCGAACAATAGACTTATCCCCCCAAGAAAACCTGCAAGCTATCGAGATGTTCAAAAGACTAGGCAAAAAGCCCAGTACTAAGGTAGAAGAACAGCAAGCTAAGGAAACAGTAAAGGTGCCAGCAGTTGCATTAGCCCTTGGAAGGTACTTAAGTGAGTACGAAAAGCAAGTAATTCAGGACAAAGTGCAGGTACGAACGGTGGTTATGAACCGTTTAATGGAAATTTCGCAGGACGAAGATAGTAAAACTGCCCTAAAAGCGCTTGAATTGCTAGGAAAAGCATCAGATTTGTTCACAGAACGTTCAGAAATCACCATTACGCACCAAAGTTCCGACGAATTAAAGGCTGCACTACGTGAAAAAATCAAAATCTTAATGGAATTAAACACAATAGATGCAACTCCTAAGTCAACAAAACTAACAAATCAGCTAAATAACGATTTTATAGACGTGGAATCGCATGACGACGACAGTTGAAACGTTATCCAACGCAGAACTGCAACATTTAGAGTCAAATCTAGATAAATTGACCGAAGCGCAGATGCGCTCACTATTAGAACATTTAAGTAGTACAGTAAACGCCAAAGGCAAAGAGAATTGCCAAGAAAACTTTATGGACTTTGTACATAAAGTCTGGCCCCACTTCATTGACGGAGATCATCATGCAAAAATGGCTGCAGCTTTTGAGAAAGTTGCTCGAGGAGAGTGTAAACGGCTTATTATTAATATGCCTCCACGGCATACTAAGTCTGAATTTGCTTCTTACTTATTGCCTGCTTGGTTCTTGGGTAAATTTCCAGAAAAAAAAGTTATCCAAACTTCTCACACCGCAGAGCTTGCTGTTGGATTTGGCCGAAAAGTCAGGAACCTTGTCGATTCGGACTTGTATAAGTCTATATTCCCAGGTGTTGGATTGCAGTCTGATAGTAAAGCAGCTGGACGGTGGGCGACTAACCAGAACGGAGACTATTTTGCTATCGGTACTGGCGGCGCTGTCACAGGAAAAGGCGCGGATATCCTCATCATTGACGATCCTCACTCAGAACAAGAAGCAACCTTAGCAGAATCAAACCCCGAAGTTTACGACAAGGTCTACGAGTGGTATACCTCCGGACCAAGACAGCGTCTGCAACCGGGCGGCGCTATTATTATAGTTATGACCCGTTGGTCAAAGAAAGATCTAACCGGGCAAGTAGTTAAAGCTGCCGCTCAGCGTTCGGGCGAGAATTGGGAAGTTATAGATTTTCCGGCAATTATGCCTTCGGGTTTACCCTTATGGCCTGAGTTCTGGAGTTTAGAAGAACTAACTGCACTTAAGAATGAGTTGCCTAGCGGTAAGTGGATGGCGCAGTATATGCAACAGCCAACCTCCGATGTGTCAGCTATTATTAAACGAGAGTGGTGGAAATGGTGGGATGATGAAAATCCACCGGAAATTAACTTTATTATTCAGTCTTGGGATACGGCGTTCCTTAAAACGGAGCGGTCAGACTATTCAGCATGTACAACATGGGGCGTATTTTATCTAGTAAACTCGGTTACAAAGAAGGAAGATGCTAATATAATCTTGCTTAATAGTTTTAAAAAGCGGATGGAGTTCCCTGAGCTTAAAATGCGTGCTGTTGAAGAATGGAAAGAATGGGAACCTGACTCAATAATTATTGAGAAAAAAGCATCGGGTGCGCCACTTATTTTTGAGCTCCGCAAGATGGGAATACCTGTACAAGAGGTTGAAGTTAACCGTGGTAATGACAAAGTATCTAGATTAAATGCAGTAGCGGATATATTTGCTAGTGGCAAAGTGTGGGTTCCATATACACACTGGGCTGAAGAAGTAGTTGAAGAGGTTGCAAGTTTCCCGTCAGGCGAGCATGATGACTTGGTGGATTCAACCTCACAGGCAATAATGCGGTTTAGACGTGGTGGGTTTATTGTGTTGGACACAGATGAACCAGATGATGTTGTTTACTTTAAGTCTCGTAGGAATAAAGGATATTACTAATGGCTACTCAAAAATTCATGGGAAAAGGGCAACTAATAGAAAGACTGACCGCCCAAATTGGAGATAGAGATTCAGCTATAAAGGTATTACAAGATAGAGGGCATTTAAAAGCTGATGGCAAAACATTCACGGCTGAAGGTATGAAACGCAACAATATGACCGCTGAACAACGCGCAATAGATAGGGCGACTAAAAAATCTGGACATGCAGCTACTGCATATAAATACGACCCTAAAACAAATAGAGCTAAATTAAAAGGATAAGTTATGGCAATGGATAAAGGACTATACGCAGCACCGCAAGGTATCGCTGCTATTAATAACGACGATGAACCAGACTTAGAAATAACAATTGAGGATCCGGAATCAGTCGATATCTCCGCAGATGGAGAATCTTTACTCCATATGGAGAAGGGCGAAGAAGACGAGGGGTTTGACGACAACCTTGCTGAGTATCTAGACGACGGAACATTAACCCAGTTAGCTAGTGATTTAATGTCAGATTTTGATGACGATATATCATCTCGCAAAGATTGGATGCAAACTTATGTTGATGGCTTAGAGCTTCTTGGCATGAAAATTGAAGAACGCTCAGAACCTTGGGAAGGTGCCTGTGGTGTATATCATCCACTATTAAGTGAAGCCCTTGTAAAGTTCCAAGCTGAAATGATCATGGAAACGATGCCGCCAAGAGGCCCAGCTAGGATGGAAATCATCGGCAAAGAAACACCTGAAAAGATGGACGCTGCTCAACGTGTTGAAGATGACATGAACTACCAGATTATGGACGTGATGGTTGAGTATCGTGCAGAACACGAGCGTATGTTATGGGGCTTAGGTTTATCCGGTAATGCATTTAAGAAAGTGTATGAAGATCCGCATTTGGGCAGACAAGTTTCTATGTTTTGTCCAGCGGAGGATGTTGTAGTACCTTATGGAGTTTCAAGTTTAGAGTCAAGCCCACGTGTTACGCACGTAATGCGTAAGACAGAAAACGATCTAAAACGCCTACAGTATTCAGGTTTCTACCTAGATGTTGAGTTAGGTGAGCCAGCGAATACACTAGACGAAGTAGAGAAGCGGATTGCGGAACAAATGGGATTCCGTGCTACTACTGATGACCGCTATAAATTACTCGAGATGCACGTTGACCTTGATCTTGAAGGCTTTGAAGATGAAGAAGATGGTGAAGTAACCGGACTTGCTTTGCCTTACGTGGTTACTATTGAAAAAGGCACTAAAAAAGTATTGTCCATTCGTAGAAATTGGAAACAAGATGATAAAAATAGACTTAAACGCAATCACTTTGTACATTACCCGTATATCCCAGGATTTGGGTTCTACGCTTTTGGGCTTATTCATCTTATTGGCGCTTTCGCTAAGTCTGGCACTTCCCTTATACGTCAGCTGGTCGACGCTGGAACATTATCTAACTTGCCCGGTGGTTTCAAGACACGTGGTCTGCGAGTTAAAGGTGATGACACGCCAATAGCCCCAGGCGAGTTCCGTGATGTTGATGTACCTAGTGGCGCAATGAAAGACAACATTATGCCGCTTCCGTACAAGGAGCCAAGCCAAGTTTTAATGGCGTTGTTAGGTCAAATTGTTGAAGATGGTCGTCGTTTTGCTAATACAGCAGACTTACAAGTTGCAGATATGGGCTCTGCTGGAGCACCGGTTGGTACAACTTTAGCTATTCTTGAGCGTACGTTAAAAGTTATGACGGCAGTTCAGGCACGCATACATTACTCAATGAAACAAGAATTACGTCTGTTAAAAGACATTATTGAGGAAAACTGCCCTGAAGAAGCTTCGTATGCTTACGAACCACAAGTTGGTAATCGCAAAGCTAAAAAAGCTGACTATGCTCTAGTAACGGTTATTCCGGTCAGTGACCCTAACGCCGCAACAATGTCTCAAAAGATTGTGCAGTATCAAGCAGTTTTACAGTTAGCACAACAAGCCCCACAGCTATATAACATGGCTCAGTTACACCGCCAGATGTTGGCAGTTCTTGGTATTAAGAATGCGCAGAAACTTGTGATGCTAGACGAGGACAGGAAACCACAAGATCCGGTTAGCGAGAATCAACATCTTATGATGAGTAAACCAGTAAAAGCGTTCTTGTACCAAGACCATGAAGCTCATATATCAGTGCATATGTCAGCGGCGCAAGACCCCAAAATACTCGGATTGTTATCACAAAACCCACAAGCAAAAGCAATCGAAGCTGCTATGGCAGCTCACGTGACTGAGCATCTTGCACTTGCATACCGTAAGAAAATGGAACAAATGATGGGTATGGACTTACCGCTTGACCCAGATAACGAGGATGACGAAACAGAAATCCCACGTGAGATGGAAGTGCGTATTTCACAAATGGCGGCGCAAGCAGCTCAGCAAATGTTACAAAAGCATCAAGGCGAAGAGCAACAACAAAAAGCTCAGCAAATGCAACAAGATCCGCTTATCCAACTTCAACAGCAAGAGTTACAGCTTAAAGGCCAAGAAGTTGAGATTAAGAAAACTCAGCAAAAGATTGATGCAGCCTCCAAAGCCGATCAGCTTGCAATTGAGCGCGAGCGCATTGCTTCACAAGAACGCATTGCTGGGTTGAACGCTGGGATTAAAGTAGAAGATAGTAAACGGAAGCTTTCTGCGCAACAACAATCAGAAGGTCTACGCATAGGCGTTGATGTTGCTAAACACAAAGCAGATTTAGCCCATCAAGGTCGACAGTTAGCACAAACAGGGGCCTTTCAATCTAGGCAGCAAGATCAAACCAAACAAAAAAAGGATAACAAATGAACCCACTTGACGTTTTAGTACAACAGATAAACGACAAAACAATGCAGCTACAAGAAGCGTTAGCATCGGGGAGAGTGGATACATTCGATGAGTACAGAAAAGTGTGTGGTGAGATACGGGGTCTGCTAACTGCACGGCAATACGCATTAGACCTTAAACAACTAATGGAGAAGTCAGATGACTAACCTAGATCAAGCAGTAGATTTAACTCCGCTTTTACATAGGAAAGCGAAAGAAAAAGAAACGGCAACACAATTGCCTAAACCACAAGGCTACAGAATCTTGTGTGCAATACCGGAAGCAGAAAAAACTTTTGATGGCTCCTTACTCGAGAAAGCAGATATTACATTGCACCACGAGGAAGTTTTAACAACAGTATTGTTCGTTGTTGATCTTGGGGCAGATTGCTATAAAGATGAGAAGAAGTTTCCTACAGGACCGTGGTGTAAACAAGGCGATTTTATCCTAGTAAGACCCAACGCAGGTACTAGGTTGGTAATACATGGGCGAGAGTTCCGTCTAATTAATGACGACAGTGTTGAAGCTGTTGTTGATGATCCACGTGGCATTAGGAGAAAATAATGAGTGAATATAAATTCCCAGACGAGCTTGAAGACGATAAAGTTCAAGCTAAAGACGACGATCTTGATATTGAGATTACGATTGAAGACGATACCCCTGCCGAAGACAGGAACCAGAAACCGCTACCTAAAGAGTTAGTTGATAAGCTCGAAGTTGATGAGTTAGACCAGTATAGCCAGCAAGCGCAAGAAAAACTTAAGGCTATGAAGAAGGTTTGGCACGATGAACGACGCAGAGCCGATCAAGCAGAACGTGAACGTCAAGCAGCTCTTGAGGCAACTCAAAGATTGCATGAGGAGAACAGACGCTTAAAGTCAACTTTGTCTAATGGCGAGCGTGAATACCTAGATACTGCTAAAAATGCTAGTGATTTACAAAGCCAAGTAGCAAGAAAAGCTTATAAAGATGCTTTGGAGTCTGGTGATGCAGATAGTATTGTTGAAGCCCAAGAAAAGCTAAACGAAGCTAATTTTAGAGCAAATCAAATAAAAAACTATCGTCCTGCTTTACAAAACACAGAAAATGATGTAAAAATACAGCAAGCGCAACAAAATACTCAAAGAGACCCAAGTCTTGATGAGTGGACAGGCAGAAATCCTTGGTATGGTAGCAAAAAAAGTATGACTGCTTATGCACTAGGAATACATGAAGAGTTGGCCGACGAATACGGTGCAGCTTTTTTAGGAACTAAAAAGTATTACGAACACATTGACAAAACAATGCGTAAAGTTTTTCCAGAGTATTTTAGTCCTTTGGAATCTCAAGATGAACAAGATACTGAGCCACAAAAGCCTCAGAAGAAAACAAGCACTGTAGTAGCTCCGGCAACTAGAAGCACATCTTCCAAACAGGTGAAGCTTAAAACATCCGAACAAGCCATAGCGAAAAGACTAGGTTTGACAAATGAGCAATACGTACGTGAAATGTTAAAATTAGAAAGCCAAAGATGACTGATACAAATAGACTTACCCGTGAGTTAGAGACCCGTGAACTTAATGAGCGCCCTAAACAGTGGATGCCTCCTGAACTTCTCCCAGAGCCAGACAAACAGGCTGGGTATACCTATCGGTGGATTCGTGTTTCAACACTTAATAACAGTGACCCTAGAAATATCTCTTCTAAACTTAGAGAAGGTTGGGAGCCTGTGACTGTTGAAGAACAACCAAAATTTAAACTGTTAGCCAGTGGAGAAGGTCGATTTAAAGACAATATCGAAATTGGCGGGTTATTACTCTGCAAAACTCCAACTGAGTTTGTACAGCAACGTGTAGAATACTACGCAAAGCAAACACAAGCCCAGACCGACGCTGTAGATAATAGCTTAATGCGCCAAAGCGATTCAAGGATGCCCATTTTTAATGAGCGTAAATCCTCGGTTAGTTTTGGAAAAGGTACTTAATCAATTAGGAGATTTAAATGGCTTATCCTACAATTTCGGCCCCTTATGGCCTAAAGCCTATTAATCTTATTGGCGGGCAAGTTTTTGTTGGGTCTACACGCAACGTGCAGATTCAGTATGGCTTTAACACCAATATTTTTTATGGCGATGTAGTTAGTATTTCACGTGGTTTTATTACCCGTACAACTGTTACTACTGGTGCAGGCGCATCTACTGGCGGTACAGGTACAGGTGTTCTCGGTGTATTTTTAGGTGTTTCTTATACAAACCCTTTAACCAAACAAAAACAGTTTAGCCAATACTGGCCAGCTGGTACTTTGTCTGGTGATGCTCAAGCTATTGTTACTGATGATCCAGACACATTGTTTAAAGTAGTAGCTGTTACAGCCGCTGCTGGTACAACTGTTGGTTCTGTTGCTCGTGCAATGATTGGTTTAAACGTGACAGGTTCAAACTTAGCTGGTTCTGTTGCTACAGGTAACTCTAGTAACGGTATTGTTCCATCTGTATCTGTTGAAAATACTTCAACTTTACCTTTCCGTATTGTTGACGTAGTTCCTGATACATCAATTGTAAGTAATGCAACGTTGTCCTCTGGTGGTGGCTCTACAACTCTGGTAGTTACAGGTTTGACAAGCACATTGCCATACGGCACTGAAGTAGGTTATTTAGCTTCAAACGGTCAATATATTGGTATAGGTTCTTGGGTATCTTCTGCTGTAACAGGCACAGGTTCACAATCTATCTCTATTAATAGCCAAGCTGTTACAGTTAACGCCGCTGGTGCTGCATCGACTGGTGTTACAATCCCTGCGGCAAGCACTTTGGTGTTTACTCAGTATCCTGAAGCGATCGTTAAGTTCAACTTCGGTATCCAAGAGTATTACAGCAATACTGCAGCAGCCTCAACACTTTAATTAGGAGCTAGATAATGGCTATTTCACGCGCACAACTACTGAAAGAGTTGCTCCCCGGATTGAATGCTTTATTCGGATTAGAGTATGCTCGCTACGGTGAAGAACACAAAGAACTTTACGAAATTGAAGCTTCTGAGCGTTCTTTTGAAGAAGAAACAAAACTGTCAGGTTTCTCTGCAGCTCCTGTTAAGAACGAAGGCTCAGCCATCGCTTATGACAATGCTCAAGAAGCATGGACAGCTCGCTACAACCACGAAACTATTGCCCTTGGCTTTAGCTTGACTGAAGAAGCAATCGAAGATAACCTCTACGATTCTTTATCTGCTCGCTACACTAAAGGTTTAGCTCGTGCTATGGCTTATACCAAACAGGTTAAAGCTGCTGCAACATTGAATAACGGTTTCTCTGCTGCCTATGTGGGTGGAGATAACGTTCCTCTTTTCAGCACAGCACACCCATTGGTAAACGGTGGTACTAACGGCAACACTCCAGCTACTCAAGCTGACTTGAATGAAACATCATTGGAAAATGCTGTTATTCAGATCGCTGCTTGGACTGATGAGCGTGGTTTGTTAATCGCTGCTAAGCCTAAGAAGTTAGTTGTTCCTCCTGCGCTCCAATTCGTTGCAACTCGTTTGCTCGAAACAGAATTGCGTGTTGGTACAAACAACAACGACATCAATGCAATTAAGAACAACGGTTCTGTCTCTGAAGGTTATACAATTAACCACTTCTTGACCGATAACAACGCTTGGTTCTTGACTACTGATGTTCCAAATGGTTTGAAGCACTTCGTTCGTACCCCATTGTCTAACAGCATGGATGGCGATTTTGATACAGGTAACGTACGTTACAAGTCTCGTGAGCGTTATTCTTTCGGTTGGTCTGATCCACTAGGTATGTACGGTTCTTCTGGCTCGTTCTAATCAAACGTAAATAAGTTTGAACCCCGCTCAAAAGGCGGGGTTTTTTATTTAAAAAAGATTGCACAAAACCAAAAAAGTAGTAAAATATGTATACCTGGGTGTTTAACTATATCGCCACTGCCCCAGCAGACGATGCAACGATTGATATAGTTTCTTTTGCATAAGGAGTCCATTATGGGACGTAGTACATTTGATGGTCCAATTTTAGCCGGTGAAAACCGTTTTGGCCCACAGCGTAACATCGGTTACACAACTCTCACACAATCTGGTTATTTAAATCTCTTAAATACATCTTCTAACACTGCTGGTTATGGTGGTGGATCAGGTATTTTTGTTAACTCAAATAACATTCCTAACGGTCAAGCAACTGTTTATGTTCCGTCTTCAACCCTTCCATTAGGGCAAAACTCAACACAAACAATTCCTGCTGACACAGCAACCCAAATTTATCGTGGTTGGGTATGTTATATCCCAACAGGGTCTGATATTGACCAATGTATTATTGACGTAGCAGTATTACCAACGATTACATCTGGTACTTTATCAACTATTAAAATGTATATATCCAACAACTACACAGTTGAGGGAGGAACAGCTACTTATGCTACTGCAACATTGTCTGGTGCAGGACGTGCTAGTACATCTTTTAGTGGAACACAAGTAACTAACTGTAATAGCACATCAGTTGATTTAGTTGGCGTAAATGGTACTCAGCAGTTGTCGCAAATTGTGTTTACTTTGTCGTTAACAGGTACAACAATGACAAGTATTTCTGCTGGTCAAGTTTACTTTTCAATACGTTATATTCAGCCTGACGGTAATATTGGAACTACAACTGTTTACCCATATGGTAACTTTGACTAATAATCTGAAAGGGAACTTCGGTTCCTTTTTTTAAACTGATAAGGAGATATTATGTCAGGATGGACCGTAGTAGACACAGCATCAAATAAATCGCTACCCGTTGGTGGTAGCCAAAATTCAGGTACAGGAGTGCCATACATATCTCCTGCGCCATCAACACAAGATCCTGTTGGTAAAATGCGTGTTTCAACGCCTCAGTCTTTGATTGATACTGACTTTGAATATGGTACTCAGCCTACCAAATGGGAGTCCATTTGCCTTCAAAATCAACGCCCAAGCACTTATTACATTCCACAACAACCTAGAGTAGTTACATCAATTACACCGACAACAAATAGTGTGGTTGTTTCTATGGCAGATACATCTGGATTTTCAGTTGGAACACCAATTTATGTACAAAATTCTTTAGACCCTCTTTTAAATGGATGGTGGTTAGTATCAGCAGTAGGTGCAGGAAATGTTACTTATATTATTACATCTCCAACAGTAAACACTACTAACCAATATTCTTCTGCGTTAACATACGTATATCTTGGTTATTTTTATTCTAATTGTGGTATACAGTTAACAAGTACAACGGCACTTACTTTTGTTGGATCAACAGTTACTGTAACAACTACAGGGGCTCATGGACTAAGTAAAGGTAGTTTAATTTATGTTGTTGGCACAACAGGACCATCTACTGCAACAACAGTTAATGCGGCC